TGCATCGTTTCCACAGTATTGGCACAGATAACCGTCTCTGATAAGTATCCGCTCACGTATCTTTGACCAGGCTCTTGTGCCTCCGTTAGCTCTTGCTGACTTAGCACTCATCAGTGATAGCCATTAGCTTGGAAGAATCTCCATGCGTTGCACATAGATCCATAGCGTCCTTTGATGTATTTCATAGTCCAGTCAATCTGCCTATAGCCATCTAGATTCTTATAGGTTTCATTACGCATCTGGCCTATGCCGTAATGTGATCCATTACGAGCCTTTGGATTCCACTGACGATTCTCTTTGTTTATCAGCTTATAGAAGCATTGATACTGCTCATCATTGACAAGCCTTGAATGTGCATAGAGCTTGAATGAATCGCTTTGTGTAGCTGCTTTAGCCTCGACTGTTGTGGATACTGTCAAGATCAAGATTGACATAGGAATAGCTAATAAGTTTTTATTTGTTTTTAATTTTATATTTATTTTCTTTTTATTTATCTTTATTTTCAAGATATTATCTTTCAAGTATAGCGATGCACACTGACATTCTGTCAAGGATTGAACCCGGTGTGTCTGTCCGTCCACAGGCTTCTGTGGACAAGTGTGTGGATAACTATTCAAGGCCAGCCACCAGCGAATCATCGACTAGCTTGACCGAGAATGCACCACAACCGGAGCATTGAGCGAACCATTCGTGCTCGGTTAGCTCTGCTCCCTTCGTTATGAGATGTTCCCTGCGCCCATCACCATAGAGCTTCTTGCAGATTGAGCAATCAAATCGCAGCAGTGGCATATTCGCTCCTGACCAATGTTTCAATCGGATTCAGATTGGCCTGATCGACCCACCACGAATCCTGACGCGGATTCTTAAACCGCTTGCGTCTAGCAAAGGCTACTGGAAGCCAGCCGGCGATGTGATAGACCGGCGACTTGCCGACTACTAACACTGCGATGTCAGTCTCACGATCATTTGGATAGACGATGAGATTGCCACCGACATAAGAAGTCCAGCGCACTTCTAGCCCTTGACCAACGTCTGCTCCTCTTTTGCCGTTTGAAACATTGATGTCATAGTCAAGGCCGAAGTATCTGGCCACAATCATTTCAGCGCCCAGAGATTCGGCGTATTCCGTTACCTGTTCGTGATTATTGAGCTTGGAGTTGTAGTGCATCGTCGTTCCAAGTTGGCCACTGTATGAGAACACGACATCGACTGCTCGCTTATGAATAGCCCATTCATCAGCCGCGCTTATTGTCATTTTCTGCATTGAATACAGAACCACAACACGGGCTCTCCTCCGATGTTGTATTGATAGCCCAGCTTGTCCAGTGTGCGAATCTTCTGGCAGTTGTCACAATTTTCGACTTTGTATTCTGCTACGACTTTGCCATCAATTAAAGTCCGACCAATCATCGTGTCAATGTTGATGATTTCTGAGACTGCGCTCATACCTGTGGCCTCCACTGTCCATCAGATCCAAGCATGTACCAAGCTGGCGGACACTGCTTTGCCTTAGTCTTTTCGGAGCACATATAACCGCCCCAGCCTTTTCCAGTCTTAGCCGATGTGCCTTCACGCCAGATCATGTGACCATGAGAACACAATGGAGCAGCAGCTACTTGAACGCCGCCTAATGTCTCTTTGATGGTGTCAATGGCCGTTCCCAGTGTTGGAATGCCGGCCTTTTCTGCCTCTTCGCGTGTCTTAAACGATGGCACGTCTCCGAATTTAGTGTTCCAATAATCCGGCTCCGTGTTGGCGACCTTTGCTGGAAGCTTCTCAATCTGCTCCATTGTCTCGCGCACTGTTCGCTCTGCACCGCCCATAATGAGCTGCATAACTCTAAGAATTGCGCTGGTGACTGTATCTTCCACGAACCAGCGTTTCATGTTCTGCACATAAGCGCCTTGATAGCCATAAGCGAAATCAACGCCGGCCGGATATAGATCATCTGCATTTCGATAGCCGGTTGCCTTAACTAGAACGTAGCCCTTCTCGGCACTAAATTCCATGATTTCTGTTTCAATGCGACCAGTCGGATATGTTGCCAGCCAGCGATCAGTGCGAGCGCGAGCAGCTTCGTAGTTGTCCAGGAATCCCATTAGCGCACCGCCTGAGCTGAAATGTGACGACCGACGGCTTTGCCCCGTTGATAGCCTTCTTTGTGGCCTTCTTTGTAGCCTACTGAATAGCTCACAATCGCCCAAAGAATGCAGGCGATAGCCATTAGGACAAATAGTCCGATTTCACTTGTTGTCATTTTTTGCTCCCGTGGGAGCCTTGTCGAATGCTCCCAGATACAGAGTGACATCTATGTCCGACAATTTCAAGATTGACGTCGGCGTGTCTATTTCTTGAGAGCAATCTCCAGCATCAGTTGATCTAAACGTGCCTCAATTCGAGACACCTGATCCTTGAGACTGTTGCCACCATTCGGTGAAAGCTCTCGCATGATCGACTTCACCATGAATCTCATTGACGAATAGATGGCAGTCAGCACCGCAAGAACAAGCCCACCGACCGCCGTCCATTCGCCTACGCTCATTTCTGGCGACCGAAAGAAATGTCGTTAGGATTAGCCCATCTGGCGAGAACGGGAATTAATCCCGCAACAAGCCCCATCGCTAAATCTTTCGGATTCTGATTTCCTGTCATATAAACGGCTAACATTCCGGCCACTGATGATCTAGCCCATGATGCCGCTAGTGCCTTAAATTGTGTCATTTCTTTTTCTCCTTTTTTGGCTTTGCCTGTGGAAGTGGCTCGACCACTGGATATTCTCCAGCATAGGTTACGAGCTTTGGCCTAGCGAAACCAACAATCTCCTTGCCAATATAGCGAGGCTTTATCATCACCATGCCGCCGTTACGTTGATCTCCACCATCGCCGGACGTGTTGCCTTCAATGCAGAGAACGCTTGTCTGGCCTACCTTGACGACGATTCCAATGTGACTGATGCGATCAATGCCATCGTGTGGAAAGTCCATAAAGCATAAATCTCCAAGCTGCGGCTTATCTTCAATCCAGCGTCCAAGCTCTTTCATCTTATGAGCTCCAGCAGCCGTTGAAACCATTGATGGAATCTTGACGCCAGCTTGGTCAAAGCACCAATTCACAAATGAACCGCACCAAGGCAATCCATCGGCCTTTGTGAACTTGCCGTATTTGGTCAGATTGTCGCCAATCTCCACTGTGCCGACTTCAGCTAGAGCGACTTCAATGATCCGAGCAGCAGTGCCGCTAGGGAATTGATTTAGTGAGTTCATCATCATTAAGTTTTCTTATTTTCCACTGTTGAACATATTCACCATCGATTAAAATTGGAATCGTTTGGTAAGCCATTTCATCATCTGCGGTTAAGGGACTTGGAGTGTCTGCAACCGCAATCCAATTAGCAGTCGGATTCAGCAATACATCGGCTTCATATCTTGGATATTCATTTGTGTCGGCATTGATGTAAATGGTCATACTGTCACCTTTGTAACTGTCGCAGTTGATGTTGTAGCGGTATAAGTTGGCGTTGTTGCTGAATAACTTGAATTGCCAATAGTTGTGTTTTGAGTTGAACTGCTGCCGCCATAATCTGCTTCTGTAAATGAGCCAGCCGCATAAACGATATTTGTTCCGCCAAGAGAATAAGTACCTGTAAGGCTGCCATCGGTTGGCAAAGCTGCTAAGAATACATCGCCGCCGTTGGTAGCAATAGATCCAGTCACATACATAGCAGCACCATCAATGACAATGCCTTGCAAACGAATGTTATCTGCTGCACTCTTAATTGTTCGTTGCCATTGAATAACGCCTGATGAATTATATTTAACAATGAATCCACCTTCAGCAGCCGTGCCACCTGTTGCATAATAGCCAACAAAGTAAAGATAGCCGTCTGCCCCAATTACTAAAGAATTGTCTGCTGCTCTTAAAGTGCCTGTGTGTGTGAGCCTTCTATTCCATTGTTGTGTCGGTGTTGAATTATATTTGAATAAGCATGGACCACTGAAACTTAAAGAATAAACATTGTTGCTGCTATCTACTGCACCACTAATAACTGTAGAACCTGTGTTGTTTATTTGCCATGTGATAGCCCCAGCCGTAGTCATTTTGGCAATAAGATTTTCTGTGGCGCCGTAGGCATAGCCAAATACATAAGGATTGTTTGAGCTATCTAAAGCTACGGAATATATAAATTGATCATCTGCGGCTCCGCCAGTTGTTGAGAACTCTTTTTGCCAAGATATTGCCAAGGCACTATCTACTTTTAAGAGCGCACCTTTGCCGCCTGATGATGGATAAATTGGCAAATAACCAACGCTATTTGTCGAATCCCAAATTAAGCCCATTGTGCCATAAAGTCCGCCATATTCTTTCTGCGCTTGAATTGCGCCGGCAGAGTTAATTTTTACTAATAAAGCAGATTGTGCGCCGGTTGTATTGCCAAGATAGAAGTTACCTGCGCCATCGTTGGCTACTTTTCCAACGCCTAAAGATAAGCCATTGTTTAGATACTTAGAAACTGAGACTGATCCAGCAGTCGTTATCTTTTGAAATAAGCCTCCACCTGCTGCATCGTTGCCAGCGACATAAAGATCACTGTTATAGAGTGAAATTGCTCTGCCTTTTTGGTCGCCTGCTCCAGTAGTTATAGAAGCTAGAAATGAAGGAGCGGCTAAATGGCCGCTAATCTGTGAAGCCATAATTCCCAGCATTGGAGTCATTATGCAATATCTCCGAATACGATCCAAGAATTAGCAGCTAGTTTTTTACAGGTTGCGCCAGAATTAGCCACACGCAATTTAGGCGTGGCACTTGTTGCACCTGTTGAAATAACTGTTGTAGTGCCTGGAGTAACCGCTCCGATTGTTGGCTGACCTGCACCTGTAATCCAGAACACGTTGATTTCAGTACCTACTGCGAAGTTAAAGGTTGCATCGGTTGGAATGTTGAACTGCTGAGTTGCAGCGTTGTTCATTGAGAATATGTTGCCTTCATCGCCAGACGCGAATGTGTATGAGGCAGTCTTTGCAGAATACGTTGATGGAATCACATCTGGATCAATCCAAGTGAAAGCCATGTTTGTCGCTGATGTCTTTGACAAGACTTGACCAGTTGTTCCGCCTAGCAGGTATTGCAACGATGTATCGACGCCTTGTCCGAATACGTTGAAGTCTGCCGGAAGGTCAGTGACAAGATCTGTCGCAGTCGGCATGACCCAGCCGAAATAGGTTGTTGGATTAGCCATTCATTTTTCCTTTCATCATGAGACGATTGTAGCGTTTGCCCAATCTAAAGTCGGCGACACGGTATTCCATGCTTCCGTTATTGGTACATCGTTCCAGCGCATGGCTTGCAGTGAATATGCCAACGGAGACATGAGAAGAGTAATGTCAAGCTGATTGTAAGAAGCTCTGAACGTCCAGCCTTCGACAAATCCTTGAAACGTGCCGAAGGACATATTTGATGGAAGGTCATTGAGTGCGATTGGCTGACCCATAAAGACATTGATCAGAGCATTACGATCAGCATTGTCTAGCTCTGGATTAGTTAAGGCATAAGTGATGGAATCAAAGATTGGCTGCGGATAAGCTCGCAGTGCCAGATAGAACGCAGCTTGATCTTCGGCATCGTGTAAATGTCGCAAGGTCGTTGTAAAGATTTGTGATAAATCGCCATAGAGTGCAATAGAAGCCAGATCTGTGTCACTTACTTGATTAGTTGAGTTTTCGCCATAACTGATTGTTATGTCATTTCGGACATCGCCTGCCCTTGTCTTAATTGTAATGCCCTGGCCTAGAGCGTGATTGGCAGTGAGATCCGTGTAGCCGTTAGTTGCAAGGTAATTTGTGCGGTGAGTCGAATCTGCATAGGAAATAAGGCCGGAGGCGTTTTCGTATAAATAACCTAATCCGCTACTGGCGAGCGCAGCGACTAAATCGTAAATAATGATGCGATCCGATGAGCGTTGTGCCAGCTCATAATTGCCTGGCGTGTCAATCTCACCAAGTCCATTATTCTCAGCATCTTGCCATTGAACAGTCGGATCATAGGTGTTCCATTGGAGCGCGGCTGGAACCTGTTGCCATTGACTTAGTAAGACTTCTCGCAAGATTGTTTCAATCTGGTCGCCATCGAAGTCATGAGACAAGACGCCGTCTGTGAGAGCCTTCTGAAGCCTTGCAAGGGCTCCTAGAGCCGTGATGGTGACTTCTTGAGTGTAAGCGGTTGAACCTACTTGAGAAACGCTTACGGATATGTCCACGATTGAACCGCCAAAGATTGGCACATAGACTGCCGACGTGTCCTGGACTTCAATCGAGATGGTGTCATTGATTTCGTAAGGTAATGCAGCTTGATTAAAGATGATGAGATTAACCGAGCAATAGCCGGCTTGAGCTTGTTCGTAGATATTCGTGCGCCCTGATGTGATTGTCAGATTGGCCAACACTGAATCGGTTACATCAACGCCGGCGATTTCAACGCGCCAGACTGGAGCCCACTGTGTCATTAGATTGCCTGAAGTGCAGAGGCTCCGCCAGTGCCACGATAGAAGGAATCATTGAGAGCTTTGATGATTGTGCGAGCAGTACCTTCGGCATCGATTGCGCCATTGACTGTCAGATTGATTCGAGCAGCGTTCTGAGAATCTGTGAAACCACCAGCGCCTTGAGCAGCTAAACGAGCTGCATTCTGTGAATCGGTAAATCCTCCGCCTACGCGAACCGCTCCTGAAACGGCGGAAGTGACGCCAGCCGATGATGTTGTTGTAGATCCTGTTCCTGTTGAACCTAGAACACTAGGAACGGAGATTGTAGGAATGCTAGATGCTGATGTAGTTGTTGATGGGATCGTGACTTTTGGAACGCTAATTGATGGAGCTGAAATCTGTGAAACGTTAGGCAAGAATGGAATTGAGTTATAGACACGAATCAGAGCATTGATTCCAGCTACGGCTCCAGAGATTAATGCGTTCAAGCCAGAAATAACCGCGCCGATGACATTGATGATTCCGCCAGCGATTTCGCCAACAACCTTGAACGCGCCGCCTAAGACTGTCACCAGAACCGGCACGACATACTTTTGAACGAATCCGATGAATTCTGTGAAAGCTTCTTTATTCTTGTCGATTGCGTCAGTGATTGGCTTAAAGAATTGCGCGAACTTTCCAAGTGCCGGCACAACCTCATTCACAACGAATTCGACTAGTCGCTGAATAATTGGCAGAAGTTGCGCACCGACTGATTCTTTCGCTTCATCGAATGTGACTTTGAGAATCTGCAAGCGACCGGCGAACGTCTCTGCGTTAGCTGCTGCGGCTCCACCAAAGAGATCCGAAAGTCTTGTCTGCGTCTCTTCGAATGACATCGCTTTGAGCTCTGCCGAAGATAGTCCTATGCCTAACTTGCCAAGAGCTGCCGTGTTGCCGTCGTATGCCTTACCAAGTGCGTTAGCTACCGAATCCAAGCCTTTGCCCGTAGCTTGAGAAATGTCCAGCGCCAGATTGAGAAGATCCTGAGCCTTTGTGACGTCGTTTGTTGATAGCGAAAGTCGCTGCAAGGCTGGACGCAATTTATCGTCTGCCACACCGGTGGCCAGAGATGTCTTGAGAATCTGTTGTTCGACCGATGCAATCATTTCATTCGTTGCACCAGTTGCATTCTTTAACGCAGTGGCTAGACGGATTTGTGCAGCTTCATCTTCGATCGCTGCCTTAACGCCATCGACTGCAAGCTTGACTGCATAGGCTCCAGCAGCAGCTCCGGCGGCTGCGAATGCCATGCCAGCCTTCTTGCTAAATTCGCCCATCTTTGATGATGAGTTATCGACGTCTCCATTGGCTTGAGCCAGCGACTTCTTTAATTGATCTACATCAGCAAGAATCGAGAGCTTGAGTGTGCGCGATTGTCCGGCCATTTACCACTCCTTCAAGATTCGGTCGAAAGCATTTTCCCACTTGTCAATGATGTCTGGCTGGATTTCGCGTAGTGTCGGATAAATAAACCAGCCTTTGGAACCAGCGCCTTTTGAAGATTGGCCTGACCAGACTGGGAATTGCTTAAACTTGTTAGATCCGAATTCTGTACCGCCCCAGAGATCCTTTGTTGTGCCACCGCCGGAAAACTTTTGACTTACGAAGCCGAAAGAGAGCTCGCCAATCTTGGAAGATTTCGACACACGGGACCCACTGGCAATCCTGTCGGCGGCCTTGCCTCTGGTGATGGCCTTCTGCTGGATTTTGCCTTGAGCAAATTCTGCCAAAGCTGAGGATTCTCTTTTAGCTGCATCTGTAGCTTCTGCGTCCATCGCCTTGAATGCTGATGTAATGCGACGAAGATCAGCCTTGTCATAGGCAATCTCAACGTTGTCGCTCACTTTGTTTCTCCAGTATCTCGAAAGCCGTATAAATCTGCTCCGCCGTCGTCCATTCGCTCATCGGAATGCCTGTGGCTATGGCTAACTCCACAAGGATTCGATTTACGCTTCCGGCGGCGTAACTTTTGGGAGAACGTCACCGACTGTCACGTCGGCCACTGTTTCACACCAGATTTCATAGCCCTTAATTGGCTTGCCACCGGCTTCACGTTTCATCGCATTCCACGCAAGGAAGAGAAGATCAGAGATTCCAATCTTCTCCTGCGCTTGCGAGATTGTGCTGCCTGTCTTTTGTTCCCACTTAGCCCACTCTGGCGGTTGTGCGGTGTATGTGCCGAATTCGCCGTTTGTGTATTCGATGGTGATTGGTAGTCTCATTATTTGCTCCCGTTTCTCTTTCGATTAGCTGATTGTTAAGACTGGTGTTGAAGCGCAAAGCATTGACCAAGAATCTGTTTGAGCATCTGGTGCAGTGCCGCCAGCAGTTGGAGCTACTGGGAAAGCAGTGCCAGCGAATGACGCGCCAGTTGCAGTGACCAAAGTGAATGAAAGTGCAGTATTAGGAGCAGAAGTGAACGCAGTCCACATCGCTTCGAAAAGTGATGAAGCAACGCCCCAGTCTGCAAGAAGCTCGATATTGAGTGTCCATTGATCATCAATGTGCTTGTATGCCTTGCCATCGAGTGTCTGATAAGTAGTGATTACTGGCGCATTGACCAGAGTGACTGCTGTTGTCTGTGCATCGTATGCGACTGAATTCAACGTGAAGGTTATGTCGCGACCGGTGACGATTGTTGTTGGCATTTCTTTGTCTCCTTAGATTGTCTGTTGTGTGTAGTAAGTGCTGACCGCGAGATCCGCCACTAGTAGATTCGATGCGCCCACCGATTGGATTGTCGGACGTTGAACGTCTCCGACTTCGTAACCTGCTGGCATCGCTGCCATGATGCTAATGACAAGTTGCTCAAGATTGTCGAGTGCTCCGGCCGTGTTGTTATAGGCAACGGCCGCAGTGACCACAAAGTTAATTTTCACGCGTACTTGCGATTTGCCGATTGTTGTCGTTTCTAAGTAAGGCGAATCCGGAACGATTACGCAAGCTGGAGGAATGACCGCTTCTGGAGGTGAGCTATAGACGGAAGCCACGACGCCAGAAAGAGCAGTGGCCAAAGTGCCTCTGACATCAATCGCGATTGTTGTTGGTGTAGGCATCACATAGCCATTGTTGAAACGTCGATGTAATTACCTATGAGACCAATGATCCGATTTTGAAGTGAGCGCCCCATACGAAATGGCGACGGTTGAAAATCTACGCCTTCAATCTGACCACCTGGTGCGACCACGCTCTGGAATATCTCAACGCTGACGATAGTGACCGCCTGTTCGACTGCGTCGGTGTTCGCGTAGAGCGTGGCCGCGTCTGCCCCAGATAGATAAACAACGCCGCCAGGAATTACCGGACGGAATGTGATGTCGTCATTGGTGAGCGCGCATGTGAAATAGAAATAAGGAGCCGGATAAGCGAAAGGTAAGTATGGAAATGGATCATAGTAATTTGATGTGACTGTCTTTGTTCCGTTGAATGTAGATGGAACGCAACCTGTAATTACAACACTTTGACCAGCGACAAATGTGTTTGGCTTCTGAGTAATGTAATAGGCGACATTATTTTGAAGATAAACGGCGGCGACTGAATTTTGATTGGCAGTCAATAGCGGCAGAATTACCTGCTCAGCAGAATCGATAATTCCTTCAAGATAAGCATCAGAATAAAGAGAAACAGAGACGCCAAGAACCTGTCTAAGACTGGCGACTGTAATGATTGCTGGCATCTCTGTTCCCTTTCGTGAGCTGCTGGGCTAGATACGGGAGCGCACCTAGCCCATGATTAGTTTGCTTAGGTTAGGTTAAAGCGACGTAGGCCACCTGCAAAAACGGCCTGAGCTGCGATGTAACCGTAGAGCATGATCTCAATTTCTCCAGTTGTTGGAACGTTAGTTGCCAATGTTAAAGATGGAGATTCAAAAATTTCGATTGAACGTGGATCGATGATGAATGCTGATTCATCGATTGATGTTGAAACCATGTTTGGATCAACGTAATAATCAAGTCCAAGTACGTTTCCGCGAATAGATGTTGGAACCGCAGATCCAGCATTGTTCATAGGATTTCCAGCGTTGTAAATTGGACGACCTGTTGTATCTGTTGCTCCCATGAGGAGACTCCAGATAGAAGTACCTGAAACGAATGACTTTGCAGTGCGCTTTGTCGCAGTATAAACGGCTGGTGATTCTGTTGATACGAATGAAATGATGCCGGCTGAGTCGGCAGCAGTTGCAGTTGCCTGTGTTCCGCCTGCGGTGATTTGTGCTACAACATACGCATCAGTTGCCTGAGCATAGGCATCTCTGAGATTGGCCAACATGATTTCATAAAAGCTCGGATCTGATCTATCGAGCAATTCGACTGAGTAGCGCTGGAATCCAGCCTTCTTGATTACTGTCGCATTGACGTAAGCTGAAGTAATTGCAGTTGTTCCTGTTGGATCTCCGCCTTCTGCCACTGTTGCAGCAGTTGAATTTGCAGTGATTTTAGGAATTGAAACTGTCATTCCGTAGCTATTGAGTGGACGTGTTCCACCGCAAGCATCAATGACTGGACGATCTGCGTTTGTGTTTTGTGCAACGTCGCGAACGTATGAAACTGGTGAGAACGCTGGATTTGTTGTGAATGAATCGTCAGCAGCTTTTACATATTGACGAGAATCTTCATTTCCAAGTCCTGCCTTAATTGTGTGCTCAAGGTATGCGCCACCAGTTGTGATTGGTGATCGTGGTGATGTGAAATAGAGCGGACGAGCTGCCTCGGCCTGTACGACTTTGGAAGCCTCAACCGTTTCGGCTGGTGCTTCTGTAACGGTTGGAGTTGTTTCCACTTCGTTTTCTCCTT